TGCTAAGAAAAGGGTTTACCCCTGAAGCAATACTCAAGTATGATGTAGAAGTGTATTTTACACACTACAAAGCGATAGAATCTGTATATCGTTTAATGCAAGAAGCCGAGATATCTTTAATAACCCTCGGCGAAGAAGAGTAATTATGGCGAAACGAAATTACCGCAAATCCTCTAAAAAGATACAAAATGCTGTTTATACTGCAAGATTTACTATACCAAGCAGTTCTTCACCAACATATTTGGATTTAAGCGCTGCGGCCTGTATCTTGAACAGGCGTTTTTATCGCCAGGGATTACAATGGGCAGTTAGTGGTTTTACGCTTATTGCTCCAACTAGTACTAGTGGTACTATTGAAATAAAAAAACTTCCAACGAATTGGGTTGTTTCCAATGCTTGGGAAAAGGGTATGCGTGCATGGATGAGACAACAAAATGAGGCTTTAGAACAGGCTTCTTCTCAAAGTGTTAAAGGCAAATTTAATGATTTTAAAATATTTGCTGATGAGGCCCATTTTGGTACTCCGGTGCCTCATTTTTTACTTCCTAAAGATGGAGATGATAATACTTTCAAGCCTCCACAAGAATGGTTACATTCCGTTGTCGCTGTTCCTAACGATGACGGTAATGTTGGTTCTACTGTAAAATATAGATTACATATGATGGGTGATGATACTGCTAATGTCGGTTTAGATAATTCTCGTTCTTTGATTAAGGCTTATCAAGAATCTAGGTCTGTTCCTCAAAGTCCTGACCCAAGTTCTCCTGGAAATACATCAATTGGATTATATGTTGATATGTTCAATGATGGAATGGCTGATACTGAGATAATTGCTAATGCTGAATTTAGAAATGATGAGTTGCCTTATGACCAAGATGAATATCCCGGTTCTAAAAATAATGGTGCTGGCATGGAACTTGTTGATACCATGTCATTTAACACTGGTGTTACTTCACCTGGTAAATTTCATATGAACGGTGGTTCTTTCCCTTGTGGATTGGTTAAACTTTCTAATGACTCGGAGCAAACTGTTGATGGTGGTCTTCCTCAACCAGTTTCAGTAGATTTGTTGGTACATCTTGTACCTGGTTCACATCGTGGATATTTGGCTGAAAATATGGTGGATATGTGATATTATGCAAGAAGAAATTATAACAACAACAAAGTGGGCATCTTTGATTAACCACGTAAAAGAAAACAGAATTGAATATTTAATATGTGTAGCTATACTACATATTGTAGGAGCTACCAACAAAGTGTATTCACAAGTTGAAGGAGTGTGTTTTTGATGGCTTACAGAAAGAAAAATTATAGTTCTAAAAGAAGAACAACAACCCGTATGGGTAAAGTCTTCAGAACCCGAAAAGGAAAATTAGGATGTTATAAATATGTCAACGGACGTCGAGTTGCTTTTGTCAGAAAGGGTCGAAAATATTAGTTGCGATAAGTGCGGAAGCACCAAAGTATACAAAAATTATATCGACAGTGCCGAAGTAGTTCATTGTATCTGTGAATGCGGCGTGGAGTGGGTAGAATGAAGCTAGAGATGCTTGAGTTTCTCTTACATACCCAAGGTATTGATAATCCTGCACCTTTTATGCGGGCACCTCATGGTGAAATCGTTATTGATCCAAAAGTTAGACCAGTACATTGGTCTCAGCGTCATATGCATGAGATTAGGCAACGCTTTCCTCAATCTCATTACAGACAATATCCTCAATATTCAAAGCCTGCTATTGCATCAATAGGTATGACTTCAGCTTATCAAGCGGTTAGATTAATTCCTCTGGCGCTTGTTGGAACTATGATTCATCTTGGATTAAAAACCTGGTTGGGTGAAACCCAAACCGAGCGTGGTGGTCCGGCGACTGCCGAGCAACGACTATCAATGTATGGCCTCTGAAAGAGGTTGGGGGGGGCACTCACTTCAGTTAGTATTATTACCCCCCCCAACTTCACAGTTAACATGGGCACCACTGAAAGACCTAACTGTGAAGTTAAACTTAACAAAAAAACACGAAAAAAAGTTAAGAGGAAAATACCGCCATTTACGGTGTTTCCTATATATCGGGAAGTTTATCCGATACTAATATTCCTGAGGCGAATTGACAATTTGAGAGGGAATTTATTTTATGAAAAGCATCCTTATTGGAGGTTGGAATAATGTATTGTCGGCACTGTTGGCCGAATGATTGTAGGTGTTTTTAATGAATGTTCAAAAGAGGCATTGGACTACAACCATATATGCCGGTCACATAGGTTTGGATGATGATTTCTCTGATGAGGAAATAATCGATGCGATGCGCTCACATTGGGAATCAGTTAATGATTTACCTGGCATAAGGTACGCAATAGCACAAATAGAAAGGTGTCCTTCTACACAAAGATTGCATATTCAAGGTTATCTTGAATTTAAAGATAGTAAAAGACGTTCCACTATTAAGAAAATGTGGAATTCTCATCTTGATTACCGTAAGGGTTCTAGAGATGATGCTAGAGATTATTGTCGAAAGAAAAAATGGAAAGGAAAAGACAAAGGCCAAGTATGCCGCCTACCCGAATTTGGAGAGTGGCGCAAAGAGAGAACTACTGGTATATCTCCTAAACAACGTGCAATAGAAATGCTAAGAAAAGGGTTTACCCCTGAAGCAATACTCAAGTATGATGTAGAAGTGTATTTTACACACTACAAAGCGATAGAATCTGTATATCGTTTAATGCAAGAAGCCGAGATATCTTTAATAA